TCCAGATACACTCATCTGCCATACATTATGCATGACTAAGGTCTGCGTATAACGCAGGTGGGAGTATTTGGGAATTCATAGAATGAAATCCCTGATGAAATCAGGCGATTTTAATATTCATAGAAATTAGATTCTCTAATGCAGCTCTAGGGATATAGAAGTTGTTGATGTAATCAATCTTCTTCTTCTCGAAGAGCTGATCGATCAGGTAAGGATAATCCTCTGGATTTATCTGATCGGAGAATTTATACTGAATTAGAGCAGTCTCAATCTCTTGGATCCTTTCATTCCAAGACTTGGTCTTGAATGATTTGACCTCAGGAAAGTGATTTATATCACCGGTTGAGACACGTTTATATGTATCAGACTGGATCTTCCAGCTAACTTCATTAAACTTTTTCTCTAGTTCGGGTATCAACTCACCAAATGTTCCTTGCTCCGGTGCCCCGCCGGTAGCAAGGGATTCATCGTAGGCGAGCAGCCTAGCTGCCGTCAGAGTTTTAAACTCTTGAGTTGATTGAATTAGTGTGGTTTCCCCGGTAAGTACCTCTTTGAAGTACACGGGGCGTGCTATTTCTTCAAGTGCACTGTGCACGGAGACATAGCCAGAACGTTGAGCAAGAGATTCAATATCTCTGTGCCTTTTCGTCTGCCACTCCTCTGTAGAGAAGCCAAGCTTCTCACGAAGTTCGTCTAAAGACAACTTACCAGAGTTCATCGAAAAGATGGTTCTGATTTGATCAGAAATCTGATCGTTGATGCTGATACCTCTAAAGGTAGCATTGGTCCTGAAAAGGGCCAAGCATCGACGCACTTCGGCGGGACAATCCGGTCGGAGTGCTGCGGCTAATGCCGCACAAACTATTTTAGGAAGCCTGAGCATACCGGTTAGGATTTTATCCAAATCCGGTGGCAGGCCGAGACCACCAAATTCCGGGGGTAAGTAGGTGAAGGGATTATCCCATCCTATATACCCCTTGAAACGTTGTCTCAATCTAGCTAGGGTGATTTCCTTTAGAAGGACTTGGTCCTCAGGAAACCATTCAAGCTTCTTTACGAAGTAAAGAACCTTTCCGATAGCTGGATTTTTCTCTTCTTTTAATTCAGTGACTTTCGTCATAGGCGAAATGAGCCTAACCTTCATTGAGTCGACATGTACAGTTTGACTGTATTTTTGGGCCCATAATGGGTCTTTCGACTCAACATAGTTACTATGTAGTAAGATAATCTCCTCTGCAAAGAAGAGTGTATTCTTACTAATGAAGGAGGCATCTTTATTCAGCTTTTGACCATTGCTGATTATACAGTCCTGGATGGATTTAATCCAATCCAGGGGGCCGTATGCAGCATGATCATCTCCCGCACAGCGGAAGCTCCGACGCCAACTGTGTTGGGTCGGTGGCTGAAGAAGATCACTAAAATTATTATAGTCGAAATTACCACGGATATACCTTCGGTATGCCTCCTCTTCGGAGACTAACATAATTAATGTTAATCCGGCTTTAGTACCTGGGTCTCCCATGAGGAGCCCGGTCTCGGTAATATGACTTGTCTCAGTCAGGTTATCTGAAAATAATTGTCGCTTCGCACACAATAATTGTGCGCTTAGCTGCATATATTCAGAATCCTGCAATTCAATACCCTCTAGAAAACCGCTGAATAATTCAGCAGCTAGGGGTTTGTTTATGTATTCGGACGCCTGCGTTAGATCGCTGGTTAAAAACCAGAAGTCCTCCCGAGGGTTGTGAAATTGCTTGGCAAATTCATAGCCCTGGGCTGCAGCTGATATACCGGCTTCAGCAGCCGGGTGGAACTTTAAAAGGTCCAATATCTTGTGTCCGAACGGACTTAAAAAGGTGGTTACCCATGCGTCACTTACAGTGATAACACGGGTTTTCCCTCCGGGCTCGCCAATAACTGATTGACGAACTTTGATTAGCTCTGGCCCAACTTGCAGCATATTCTTTGCCTCCAAGAGGCATCGAGGCCCCGTCACTTGGTGACTAAGGACCAGCTGCTCGTAGG